TAATAATGTATTGATCAGGCTTCGTGAGAACGAAGTTACTGCTGTTACTGACACTTCCTACTCTAAGTTGATTGGTAGGTTTGTCAACGATGCAAAGCGTCAAGTAGAGGATGCTTATAACTGGAACGCCCTATCAGAGACTATTCCTGTTCAAACTACTGCTGATCTGTTTACCTATGTTCTACAAGGCATTGGTCAGCGCTTTCGTGTCATTGATGTTATCAATGAGCAAAGCAACTGGACAATGAAGATGGAAACAACAACGGCTATGAACGAGTTGTTTCTCAATGCTGGTAACCCTGTACAGCGTGGCGCACCAGAGTTGTATAACTTTAACGGTGTTACTTCTAATGGTGATACTCTGGTAGATGTCTATCCTGTTCCTGATGGTGTCTATAACCTGTACTTTAACGTCATCAAGCCTACATTGCCTTTGTCTGCCAGCACAGATCAAATTATTGTACCAGCCGAGCCTATCGAGTTTTTGGCCTATTCTAAGGCATTGTTAGAGCGTGGTGAGGATTCTGGTATCAATAGCACTGAAGCATACCAGTTGTATCTTCAGTCGCTGTCAGATCATATCGCTGCTGAGGCTAACCGTTATCCTGATGAAATCACTTGGGTTGATTACTAATGAGGCCACTACAGACAGGTAGTATAGCTGCTCCAGGGTTTCTTGGGCTAAACTCCCAAGACAGCAGTGTTCAACTATCTTCAGGGTTTGCATTAAAAGCACAGAACTGCATCATAGACAAATATGGTCGTATTGGTGCTAGGCGTGGTTGGGTTCCTGTAAACACTACAGTTAATACTGATCTTGGGGCTGCTAACCCATTACAATTCTTGTTTGAAGTGTTGATTCCTGGTAGTAATGTGTTAATTAGTGGTGGTAACAACAAGTTGTTTACCGGTACTACCACAATGACTACTGCTGTTGTTAGAAACTCTACTAACAGCGGTAACTTAACTTACACTATCACAGGTAATCATTGGCAAGCAGCAGCACTGCCTTTTGGTGATGGTTCAGCAGCGTTGCCACACGCATACTTAGTACAGTCAGGACATGAAGTATTGGTGTTCCACAACCTAAGTAGTTCTGGTCATAACCATGATGGGTCTTATGGTTTTCAACGCTTAGGTGATGTTGGGACAGTACCTTCTGGCTATGCTACAAACACTTTTAAGCCTAACTGTGCATTAGCAGCGTATGGTCGTATATGGATGGCTGATATTGTTGGTGACAGGCAGACAGTTTACTTTAGTAGATTACTTGATGGATCTGATTTCCAAGGCGGTGATAGTGGCTCACTGTCGCTTAATGCTGTGTTTCCGAGCAACGATAAGATAGTAGGTCTTGCTGCACACAATGGATTCCTTATTATCTTTGGTAGAAACAACATTGCTGTTTACGGTAACCCAATTGATGTTACTCAGTTAACCCTTATAGATTTTATTCCTAATGTTGGTTGTATCGCTAGGGATAGTATTGTTTCTACAGGAACAGATGTTATCTTTTTGTCTGACTCTGGTGTTCGTAGTCTTCAGCGAGTTATTATTGAGAAGTCACTACCGTTTAGGGATCTATCTAAGAATGTTCGTGATGAGTTGATACTTAATGTTGCATCAGAAACACCAGCAAACATAAAAGCAGTTTATTATGATAGAGATGCTTTCTATTTGTTAGCGTTGCCTACTACTGGTATTGTATACTGTTTTGATACTAGGTCGTCATTAGAAGACGGCGCTGCTAGGGTTACTACTTGGACCAAGATTGATCCTAGATCTTTCTTTGTCAATGAAGCAAAAGAACTGTTAATAGGCAAACCTGGGTATATAGGAAGATACTCTGGTTTCTACGACAACAATGCTGTATATCGCTTAGAGTATTTTACAAACTACTTTGACATGGGTAGCCCTACTAATTTAAAGATACTAAAGAAGATAGGGTTTGTTGTAATTGGTGGTGGCGGGGCTAGTGTTGCTGTTAAGTATGGTTTTAACTACGAAGATAACTACCTATCACAAACTAAGGTACTAGCAGGTGGTTCTGCTTTTGAATACGGAACTGCTGAGTATGGACTAGCAGAGTATTTTGGTGGTATAATCATAGAAAGATTCGTTGTTAATGTTTCTGGCGCTGGTTCAGTAATTCAAATGGGATTAGAGACTGATGTCAATGGTAATCCCTTCTCTATTCAAAAAATAGACATTGCTGTTAAAACAGGCAAGACAGTTATTTAAGGAGAATTAAGTGGCTAACTATGTAAAAAGTACAAACTTTGCTGTTAAAGACTCTCTTACCACTGGAGATCCAGCAAAAGTTGTAAAAGGTACAGAAATTGATGTAGAGTTTAACAACATTGCTTCTGCTGTTAATTCTAAATCTGATGCTATTAGCCCTGTCTTTACAGGTACACTTACAGCAGATAGTATTCTTTTTGGTACACAAACCAACAAAGCTACTCTTACTTATAGTACCAATACAGCAAGAACACTAACAGTACCTGCTGTATCTGGTAACAGAACTTTTGCTTTTATTGATGAAGCACAGACATTTACTACTAATCAAATTATTAATGGCTCTTTAACAGCTAATAGTGTTGTTGTTGGGACGCAAACTAACAAAGCAACAATAAACTACGCAACTAACACTGCTAGAACATTGACAGTCCCTGCTATATCTGGTAACAGAACTTTTGCTTTTATTGATGAAGCACAGACATTTACCGCTAACCAAACAATAGATGCTAATCTTATCTTTAGTGGTAATGCTCGACGGATTCAAGGTAAGTTTGATAACTATACTAACGATGCTGTAATATTTCAAGACAGCGTTACTAATAGTACAACAACAATAAACATTGCTCCTAACGGCACTGGAGGAGCAGCGGCGCTACATTGTCATTCTAACAGTGATATAACAAATTCAATAGTAGGTGCTTTGAATGTAGATAACGATGAAGTATCTTTATTTTCGTTGTACAATGGTTCTAATTCATACCAACCTATTAATCTTGTAAACGGTGGTAACATATATCTTCAAGTAAACTCTAACGGCACTGTTTACATGGGAGGTGTTTTTGGAACGACAGTGGGCGGTACGAATAGGGATGTCTATATTGATGACACGGGAAAACTTGGTTATCTGTCGTCTACTCGTAAATCTAAAACTAACATAGTTCCTATTGAAGACACAAGTTGGCTTATGTCGCTTGAGCCTGTATCGTTCAATAGGCGTATTCAAACAAGCGGTGGTATTTACACAGACCAAGCACACAAGAATACTGAGTTTGGTTTAATTGCTGATGATGTTGCTGAGGTTCGTCCTGAAGTTTGTTTTACCGATGACTTTGGTAACTTGGCTGGTATTCATTATGAACAACTGATTGCACCAATGCTCAAAGAAATTCAAAAATTACGCTCTGAAGTAGAGGCGCTTAAGGCGAAAGGATAAGATATGCAGTGGAATGTTTTTAATATGATTCGTACTGTTCCAGAAGGTGTTGTTGAAATGGTTTGCTGTGTTGTATCTAAAGCAGAAGGTAACTATTCAGCAACAGCGCGTCTTAATCAAAAAGTGCCATATAAGTCACCATCAGATCCTGGTTTTATTCCTTTCAATCAATTGACAGAAGCACAGGTGGTTCAGTGGGTTCAAGAACAACTTGGTACTGATAGGATTGACCAGATTGAAAAAGGCTTACAACAGACCATCAATCAACAGAAGATACAAACTATTGAAGGTCTTCCTTGGTAAATGAAAATACCAGTAGTACAAAATAAAGACTATATTATCTATCTAGAGTATTATGCTAACATCCATTGGCTACACGCCGATGTATTTAGATGGACTAAGGAAGTAAAGAATAAGTTTATAAAAGATTTAGACACAATGCAGTCACTACTTAATGCTCCTATTTATGGCTTAGTAGATAATGACAAGCTAAGTAAATTTGGAAATATTTTAAAATTTAAATATGTTACTGATAGCGTTGGTGTTGACGGTAATGTATACAAAATTTATAATAGGAGTATTTAAATGGGTAAGAGTGTAGGTTCTGTTTTAGGAGGTGTTGGTGGTTTCCTACTAGGAGGACCAGCAGGAGCGCTGGCAGGTGCTTCTTTAGGCGGGTCTATTGATGCTGGTAGGGCTGCTGAAAGAGCTGCTGGTACTGCTGCTAATGCTCAAACAGCAGCAGCAGCGATAGCTGCTGAAGAAGCCCGATTTAGGCCAGTAGGTATAACAACTCGATTCGGTCAAAGTCAATTTGGTTTTGATGATGCGGGTAGGCTTACCAGCGCTGGTTACACAGTCTCGCCTGAGTTACAAGCACTACAGTCAAGGCTGCTCGGTGTTGCTCCAGGGTCGCTAGAGTCTGCTCTTGGTGCTGGTGCTGAGTTAGGCGCTATCAGAGGCGCTGTGCCAGGGTTGTTTAACATTGCTGGTCAGTTTTTACCATCATCTGCTCAAGCAACACCTAACGAAGCGGCGTTAGCATATGCTTCTCAACTAAGCAGGTATGGGCAACAGTTTTTACCTGACCAAGTAAGTATGCAAGCATCGCCAGAAGCAATGGCACAAGCACAGGGGTTATTTAATCTACAAAGACAAATAACACCAACATCCTATGATCCTACTGCCGCTGCTCAGAGTTATTTTGCTGAACAGCAAGCAATGTTAGATCCTGTCCGTCAGCGTGAAGAACAGCGTCTAGCATCCTCAGTGTTTGGCCGTGGTAGGGCTGGTCTAAGTGTAGGTGATATGGGTCAACCAGAGTTGTTCTCATTGGCACAAGCCCGTGGTCAACAAGACTTGGCATTGGCTGCACAGGCTCGTGAGAGGGCAAGACAAGAGTTGCAACAGGATATTGGTCTTGGTTCCAATCTTGGTTTACAAGGGCTTGGCACTCTACAACAAGCACAAGAAATCGCAAGGCAGCGTGGTATTCAAGACATCGGTATTGGGCTTGATCTTAGTGGTCGTGGTGTTTCAGCAAGCGAAGCTGCTACTGATCTTGCTCGTCAGCGCCTTGCACAAGATATTCAACTTGGTACAGGGTTGTTTGGTACAGGCGCTCAGTTGCTTGGTCTTATTCCTCAGTACCAGACTCAGGCAATGGCTCCGTTCCAAACTCAACTTGGTCTTGCTCAGACGATTGAGAACCTTGGTCAACAACCTCTTGACATTGGCGCACAGTTGGGCGGTAGGACTGCTACTGCTGGGGCGCAAGTTGGAGAATCGTTACTAGCAGGTGGGTTGGGAGCAGCAAAGACTAACTTACTTGGTGATGTAATGTCGTCTTCTGCTCGTTACGGTGCTTTGCAGGATTTGTTAGGAAATAAACAAATTCAACAAGGTATTGGTGGTTTGTTTAGTGGCTTTCCGTCATTTGGTGGAGGCGGGGTTGGTATGGCCCCAGGTACCACAGGTTACGGTGTATTCTAATTAAGGACTAATTATGGCACAGTCACTATTTGGTGTAACAGCAGACGAACTTCTTGCTGCAAGGGATCTTCGTCGTCAAGAAGCAATTAACAAAGAAGCAGAAGCCTTTGGTGTCTTTGCACCACTGTACGCTGCTAGTCGTGGTCTATCACAAACTGGCATCAATGCTCTTGCACAAGGTTTGTTCCCTGAAGCACAAGATCCAGCATTGCGTAGGGCTACCACTACTCAAGCCATTGTTGATAAGTATAAGGGGCAGAACATCAATGATCCTTCTGTTCTAAACAGTATGGCATTAGAGTTTTCTAATGCAGGGTTGCCTGATCTTGCTTTGCAAATTGGTGAACAGGCAATAGCAAGAAAACCAAAAGCAGAAGAGTCTGTGTTTGCTAAAATCAACCCAAGTGATTATACTCAAGAGTCACTAAAAGCCTTTATTGATAGTGGCGCTACTGATAGGTCTTTGCTAGTGTCAGTAAAACAACCGGAAGGCGGTTTTAAAGTAACTTCTCAGTTTCTTGAACTAATTGATCCTAAAGACAGGGCAAGAGTTGTACAAGCAGCTCAAACAAATCAACCAATACCAAACGACATTAAATATTTAACAGAAAAAGAAGGTTCTGGTACTGAGTTTGAACGGTTGATTGATGACTTACCACCAGAAGAACAGAAAAGATTAAAAGCACAGTATCTACAAAGTAAGGTAACACAAACAATGTCGCCCTCTTTGGTTCCTGTAGCATTAAAACAACAAAATGAATTAAACAATATTAATTTTGGTGCTTCTAGTATTGCTACTTCTATAAGTGATTTAAGAAGTGGAAAACTTAAATTAGGTCTGAAAGAAAACTTTCTTAATTCTCTTAAAACCGCTGCTGGTAAAAGTGATGAAGGTTCTAGGGCCTATAGTCAGTTTAATACAGCGTTAGAAGAACTTCGTAATGCAAGACTTAACCTTAACACTGGTGTGCAAACTGAAGGCGACGCTATTCGTGCTATTAATGAATTTTTAGGCAACCTTGATAGATACGACACACAAACAGCATTGACTCAGTTAGAACGTGTTTATAAAAAATTTGGTAATGCTTATAAGTACAAACAAAACGATTTAAAAAATATGTATTCAGTAAGCGGAACAAAATTGCCTGATTCTTTCTTTAACCCTTTCCCTGAAATTCCAACAGGAAAACCAACTAAGTCGTACACAGATGAGCAACTAAAAGCTGGTTTTGAAAAAGCAAAGGCAAAGTACCCTCAATGGGGAAAACTTGGGTATGACGCATACAAAAAACAAATGACTGGACAGTAACATGGCTGATATAACTACTGATGAAGCAGTTAAAGCCTTCCTAGGTAAGTTTGACTCTGACAAAGAAGCCAAGGAAATCTATGGAAAACTTTTAGATCAGTACAAACAAGAACTAAAAACTATATCAACAATTAAAAGCGATGATGCAAAGCAACGTAGGGCTTCTTTACAAAAAGACATCTCTAATATTCAAAAGTCTTTAAACCGTCTTGGTAAAGGCAAGGCAGTTGCTGGCGGTCTTGTTGCTGGTGGTATCGATCTAATGGCGTTGCCTGGAGATATTGCCGTTAGTGCGGCTAATTTCTTGGCTGATATGAATATACCTATTCCTTCTGAAGTTGCTAAGAGAGAAATAGGTCAAGAAGGTTTGTTTTTTGGTAATCTTCAACTACCTGTAGAAAGAGCAGAGACGGCTGAAACAAGACCTTTTTTTGGGTTTTCCAGAGGCGCTGTACAACTACCTATGAGAACACCTCTAGGAACTGTTGCTCAATCTGCGGGTTATGGTACTGCCGGTGCTGCTGATGAAAGTGGCACAGCCACCGCTGCTCTTGGTGCTGGTCAAGTCCTTGCTGGTATGGTTCAAGGCGCTAGGGGTGGTATAACAGCGTACAGGGCTAGACAGCTTGTTAAAGATTTGCCGCCTAATGAACGAAATCTATTAAATAACTTTATGCTGCGTGGTCAATCAGGCAGTGATCCGCAAACTGCTGCTTTGATTCAACGATTGAAAGCAAACCCAGAAACAGCTGAGTTAATGAACGCCTTAGAGCAAGGCGCTAAAAGTATTACTCTTGCTGGAATGGCTCCTATTGCTACTGAAGGTAAAATAGCAGCGCCTGCTTACAACGCAATTCAACAAAAACTTAGAACTTTGCAGTACAACATTAGTGGCAAACCTATAAGCGATAAGTTCGAACGTGCTAAAAACATTCTTGGTGATAATCCTTCAGTACCTATTTTAACTACTTTGAGTAGGATTGACGGTCTTATCGCCGACTTTGCTAACAAAGGCACAGATAGCTCTAAAGCTGCTGTTGCTGCTTTACAACGAACAAAACAATCTTTAATGACCCCTTCTGCTGTAGGGCCAGCATCTCCGTTTACAACTGTAGAAAAGATCCAAGGTAATCTTAGTTCTTTTGGCGCTAAGGCTGCTGGTGAAGAAAATTTGTTAAAAGATGTGGCAAGGTCAGATCAAGAGCGTATCGCTGCTGTTATCTTTGGAGGATTAAAAACTGATCTAGCAACAGCAACTAAGTCTACTAATTTGGATGTTAGAAAAGCAGCTATAACTTTAGAAGATGCTCGCAAGAGTGTCGAAAAAGGATACACTGCTTATAACAACTTTGTCGCTCAAGGACTGCCTGAAAAACTACGCAATGTAAACTTAAATCAACTTGATGATGTCGAGTTTACTAAAGTGTTTAAAGGACTCACTACTGACCAACGTAATCGTGTTCTTCCTATTTTAGAAGCACAAGCGCCAGAGGCTGTAGATCGTCTACGTTTAAGTTATTATAATAACTTCTTACAAGGAGCAGAAAAACGCCTTTCTGATGGTACTTTTGGTATTGATTTTGAAAAGTTAGTGGCAAAGTACAACACATTAAAGCCAGAGGATCGAGAACTTCTGTCGTTTTCTTTGGGAACTAATAGTAAAGAGTTTGCTGAAAGAATGGATGATGCTACTAAGTTCTTTAGGTACAATATGCGTATTAGAGCAGTGCCGGAAGAGGGTCAGTTGTTAAGTGGTGAGCAAGTAGCAAAAGGACAAGCTGCTGTCGGTGCTGTTACTGATTACGCAACAGCAAAAGCTGCTGATGTTGGGCTTCGTTTATTTAATGATTTGTCTTCTAATCTTAAAGATACGGATGTTCTTCGCCTTCTTTTGACTAACGAAGGTAAGCAATTTTTAAAGCAAGCGAAGTTGTCACCCGCTGGTACTAAAACACTAGAGAACTTAGAAGCATTTAAACTTTCTCAAACACAACTACCTTCTGGTGTTTTAAATCTAAGCAGAGCTTCTCAAGATTTCTTTGCAAAACAAGAACCAGTATTGACGGAAGAGCCTATAGGCATGGATGATGCTTTAATACAACCGCCTCCAGGAATGGAAGGAGAGGAAACGCCTATGGGTGTTGAAGGTGAAGAAGCTCCTATGGAAGAAGAGGATGAGTTTGTTATTCCACCGCCTAGATAAAAATCCTATGTCTTGGAGATCCCATGTTAGTAGAACTGGCAGCAGCCAATGCAGCCTTTCAAGTAATCAAGACTGCTATCAAGAATGGAGGTGAGATAGTCAGTGCAGGTCAAGCATTACTTGAATACTTTAACAACAAATCAAAGTTACAAGAAAAGGTAGAGAGTAAACCAGAACATAAGCGTAACGATCTTGAAGAGTTTCTGGCACTAGAGCAGTTAAAGCAGCAAGAACAAGAGTTAAAGCA